CCCGCTATCTCATCCGTTGGCAGGAACCTTGATACACTCGTCGATAAAACCGGCAACATCACCGGCCCGCTGGCGGATGCTGCCGACAGTATTCTGAAGTTGCAGACCTCACTGGTTGCCCTGGGCGCTGCCGCTCTCACCTTTGCAGCCAAGGAAGCCGTTAGCTTTGAGGCGGCCCTGATTGACCTGCAGAAAGTCATGGGCGATAACGAGGGAGCTGCAGCCGATTACGCGGACACTTTCAGCAACCTGTCCAACCAGTTCGGGGTGGACGCCGGGGCCATTGTTCAGAGCACGGCAGATTTCCGCCAGGCCGGTTTCGATATCAACGACTCGTTAACGCTCGTTGAACAGTCGCTGCTGGCGGTTAACGCTGCGGATCTGACCACCCAGCAATCGGCGGATCTGTTGATTGGTACGCTGGCGGGCTTCAAGGCCCCGGCTGCCGATGCCGCCAACCTGCTGGACGTGCTGAACGCCGTTTCCAACAATGCCGGCGCCTCAGTGGCCCAACTCGGGGATGGCTTCAAGGTTCTGGCCCCGGTAGCCAAAACGCTTGGGCTGACTTTCGAGGAAACCGCCGCCTTACTCACACCAGTGGTGGAAGTCACTCGTTCAGGCTCCGAATCTGCCAACGCCCTGAAAACGGCAATCTCCAACCTCATCAAGCCAACCAAGGAACGAAAGGAGCTGTTGGAGGATGAGCTCGGCATTCAGCTTGAAATCGACGGCCAGCGCCGAAACACCAAAGATGTTCTGTATGACCTGATTGAAGCCACCCAGAGCCTTGATGACAACGAGAAACAGCGCGTGGCAACGGTCATTGCCGGCGCCGAGCAGATGAGCCGGTTCCTGGCGGTTTTGAATGGCGCTGAACGCTCCGAGGAAATTCTCAAGGTGGCATTGGAGGCCAGCGGTTCCACTCTACGAGAATTCGAGGTTCGCACCCAGTCCGCAGAGTTCGCCCTGAACCAACTTCGGGCCGCATTCACCACGGCAGCCAAAGTTACCGGGATGGAATACATCGAGGAAACGAAAGCCGCCACCCAGGCTACCACAAGCCTCGTTCAAGCCTTCCAGCAAGCCCTGCAGGGTGACAACGCGGATAAGTTGTTTGACGCCCTCCGGGGTGGCCTGGAACGGTTCTCTGAACAGGTCAACATCATTGCCGAGAATTTGCCGGAAGCTTTCGAGGGCCTGGACTTCTCGCAGCTGCTGGCGGCCTTCGACGGCCTGGGGGATGAACTCGGGGACGCGGTAACCGCGGTATTCGGTGATATCGACCTGGACACAGCAGAAGGCTTGCAGCAGGCCCTGCAAAAAGTAGTGGATGCTTTCACCGCACTGACCAACGTTTCAGCCGGCATCATCAACGGCCTGGAGCCGCTATTCGACGCCATTGGCGCAGGCATTGAGGAATTCCAGAATCTGGATTCCGCTACCCAGAAAAGCGTTGGAGAGTTGCTCGGTATTGCCAAGGCCATTGACACAGTTCTGCCCCTTCTGGGGGGGCTGGCTGGCGGCCTGCAATCCGTTGGCTCTGGGTTAACCGCCCTGGCCGGTGCGCAAGGCTTCAAGGCCCTGCTGGGCAATCTGGGCGAACTTGAGAAGATGGGTAAAGTCGGGAAAGGCGGCCTTATCGGTTTTGCCCTGGCTGGCGGATATGCGATTGGCACTGTCATCAACGACACCATCATCAAACCGCTGGAGGACAAATTCGGCACATCTATCGGCAGCTGGCTCTATGAGCAGTTCAACAAGGATGAGTTGGAGAAAATCACCAAGGCCATGGCGCCGGTCTCCGAGGCCCAGCAGAAACTGGTCAAAGACACCCAGGATCTACGCGACATAAACGCCAGCCTGGCTGAAAAGCTGGGCAAAACCGAAGTAGCTACGAAGGACACCCAGCGGGCCTGGCAGGACTACGCCAACGAACTGGTAAACGCAGCCAACAAACACGGCGATCTCAACGAGGCCATGAGCGGTACCGGGGAGAACCTCAACCGTTCCGCCAACGCCGTAGAGCGGCTACAGGGTGAGGCCAACAAAAGCGGGGACGCCCTCGGCAACGTTGGTCGGGCTACCAAGCAGCTGGCGGAGAACAACGAAACCCTGGTTCTTGGGTACGACAAGGCCACCGGCAAGGTTAACAGCTGGTCCGGCGCCATCGTGCGATCTGGTGACGCCATGGACGACACCGCCACCAAAACGGAAAAGGCCATCGCCAAGTCTGAAGATTATTACGTTCAGATGGAGAAAATCGCCAGCAATGAACGGATAGCCAACATTGAGGCAAACGTAGACCTGAATATTGCCGAAGCAGAAGCCAACGCCCAAAAGGTTGAGGCCCTGCTGGATTCCATTTCATCGACCTTTGGGGAGTCTACGAAGTTTGCCGGCGATCTTTTCGAGCTACTTGGCGATGCCGACAACTTCCGGGAAAAATGGGGCATTGAAAAGCAAATCAAGAAAGAGAACGAGCTTCGTGACGACCAGATGAAGCTACAGAAGAAACTGACCGAGGCTGAGGTGGAATGGGTTAAGGAAAAAACCCGGCAACTTCGGAATGGTGACGCCAAGCTGACAATCAACGCAGCCGGCCTTGAGCCTCACCTGGAAGCGATCTGGTTCCAGATCCTAGAAAAGCTCCAGGCAAAAGTGAACGCCGAAGGTGAAGAAATGCTCCTGGGCCTGAAAGGCAACTAACCCCCACTGAGTGAGGCATACAGCATGACCAGCGAAAAGTTTAAAGAAAGATTTCAACACCACCCACTAGGCTACGTTTTCCAAATAATGGAGGTGGCAAACGACGAAGCTGAGCTTGAGCGTTATCTCAGCATGGCCCACGGAATGATTATGCTTCTGGAATTCCAGGGAGAGCTATCGAAAGAGGATCACGATTTCCTGAAAGAGGCCGCCAAGGGCAACGCAAAACGGAATTACGACAGGCTTCAGAAAACCAACGCGGCAGCGCCGACCACCAAACAGTAACCGGCCAATTGTCGGACAAAATACAGTAAATCATAAGCCCCGGGAGTTCCCCGGGGCTTTCACGGCATACTCGCAAAACTCAGAGTTTAATACTTTCCCCCATTGGGGAATGCTGGATAACCGCCCTTCCGAAAATCGGCGTAATCTTTCAGCAAAACCCAGCCCGGGCAATTTTTAAAGTTGGGTCGCCTTGTTCTCTTTGCCATTCTTGCGCCTGCTCAAGCCTCTCGAACTCCGGCGACAGCGGGAGAGCTGGCTGGTCCGGACGACAGACATAATAGTATTCTGTTGGTGTTTTCATTTTCTCACCTTCCTCATTGTCGCAATCGCAGCTCAGCGCCCAACTTCAGCGAGCGCCCTCATTTCCTGACCCGCTCGGTCCATATTATCAATCATCTGGCCGACATAGTTTTCAACAATGAGACCGTTCAATTCTGAGCCTCCATCTCTGGCTTGCTCAAGGTATACCAGCATCATGAGCAGCATGGATCGGGTGTGTTCATGGATCAGGTCGATGTTGTTGAAATGCTCGGCGCCGGCATCCTCAACCCTTGCCTCATGCGTGGATTGGGCATCATTTGGTGTGGGCAGAGACTTTGGTTCGGCCTCGTATTGCTTACAAAGCAACTCAGTCTTTCCGCAGGCATCGGATACAAGCTCAAACGTGCGGTCAATCATGGTGGCCAGAGTGACTTCCGGCGAGTCACTCTCAAGCATATGATTCAGGTTTTCAGGTTTGTGCAAATAATTCAGCAATGCGTCTGCATCAAGCAAACGGGATCGGCAGTCAGTAAGGCAGTTTGCAAACTCGCTCATGGTCACATTCCTTTTCGATTGTTGGGTGAAAAACAAGCGAATCAGGCATGTGGGCCAAGTTGTAGGCCTTTTGGATTTTCGGGAGATAAGAGACTGTTTTAAAAGGAAAAATGGCGGTGGGCCAGGGATTCGAACCCCGGGACGGCTATTAACCGTCGGCGGTTTTCAAGACCGCTGCATTCAGCCACTCTGCCAG